AAAGTTATTGTTCTTCCGCCAGTGCCATCTTGAATTAGAACAAGAGAGAAGGTTTTAGCAAGACCATCTGATGGCGCATTGACGAATGTGAACACTGCAGAAGAACTTAAAATATATTTGAACCAATTTGAAGTTGATAAGTCAACAGAAATTGAACCACCAGTTGTCGAACTTGCAATAAAATCTTTTGTAGATTTAAAGTTTGCAGTGATATTACCCATAACAACATTTGCTGGAAGATTATTATATTCAATATTCCAAGCGCCAGTTGTCTCATTCCAGTGTAGATCAGCATTGGCTGTACCTGCACCCTGACCGCGACGAACACGGAAGTATCCATCACCACCAGCAGCAGAACTGAATCGTAGAACGTATTTGTCGCCATCAGTTACAGCTGGAGCAAGAATTGGATCCTCAACCGTTAATGTACGAACATATGCAGTAATAATATTGGCATTATCAATATTTGCCAAATTTCGAACAATTAGGTTTCCTGTTGCTGTATTACTTGCAACATTTAGATTATATGCAAATACATTATTAGTTACATTCAGTGTACCAGTAACGTTTACATTTGCAAAAATATATGTGTGTGGATGGATGTTGAGTGTCACACCACCAGAGGCATTAGCGATGTTCATCGTATCGCCAACGTTGATTCTCACAGTTTGAACATTTACATTGAGTGTTCCATGCGTAGCATTAGCAACTGTGACATTTGCACCATAGAATACAGTATTTGTATTGACTGCAAATAGATCCGTTGCACCCATACGGCGAAATTTGATATCACCAGCGTCGACATAAAGGTGATTCGAAGAATTGTCAACTTCGATATTGAATACTGTGAGAGTGCCGTCGATATTCGTGTCATCTTTGACATCAAGTACAACACCACCGCTTGCATTGTTTATGCGAACATAACCATGCTCAATAATGACATTGCCAGCATGCTTATAAAAATCGCCACGAGCAATCTCATTGACGTCATCTCTCAACAGATTTGTTGATATTCTCCATTGATTGAATGTATTGCTTGTTGTTACTTCTGCAACATTTATTGTATTTGCCATGTTATTTCTCGCCGCCGACTGCCTTCAGTATTTGGGTTAGCATAGTTTTCATTTCTGAAACTTCTGATTTCAAAGTATTTATTTCTTCCTCGACCATCTTTGCTCTTCGCAATTCAGCAATCTTCTGTTGATGTTTTGCAACTGACGCCTTATTTGTGTTCAATATTGCAAAATTGTTCATATCTTTTACATAATGCAAATTATCACTCACTCTTGCTTTGTCGCTCATATCAACCCTCTGGTACAGCAGTGATTCTTAGATTTTTGACTCTTGGAATCAATGATTGGTCGCTAGTAATCATACACACCTTGATTTGGAAGTGCTTGAATGTTCCACCGATTGGATAAGAAACGCCATTCTCAATATAGTTGATTTTATTTTCATCAAGAGATGGTCGATATTCTAGCCCAATAAAGGTATTTGTATTTCTAGAATAAACATCTTTCACCTTGCTCATCAACTTCCAGCTCTTATCTCCAATTGTTTCTGGATCATCTCCAGAACGAACTTTATAGTACACGAGAACATCAGTTCCTGTTGGACGAATTGCGTCCATGAATACTCTCAAGTCTCCAGATTCGAATCCATCTTCTAGAACAATTTCTCTTGTAACATATTTCGCAAGAATATTACCACCACTCTTTCCATCTTCACCAGAAACAACTGCAGTTGCAGTTACATTTCCAGTTGGATTTGTTGGTGCATTGACAGCCACTGTTGGAGTAGTTACATAACCACTACCCATATGAGTCAGAACAATCGCATTGATCTTATTTGCACCGTCAGTATTTGCAACAGCAAATCCAGCTGCACCAGATCCACCGCCACCAGAGATAGTGATCGCATATAATCCAATATTGTATGTTGGATTTGGGAAATATGCGCTCTTGAATGCAAGTGCTGCAGTATTCACAGTATTGTTTGAGCTGCCAACTACGATATTTGGAGTATTTGTATATCCAGTACCATAGTTTGTGATTGCAATTTTAGTATTTGACAATCCAGCATTATTGATTGAGAAGGTCGCTGCAGTAATTGCAAGTCTCTCTAAATTCAATATTGGTGAAATATCGGAATCAGAAGATGACATATCGACAGTTAGTAGAACGCTATTTGCGTTTCCTTGAATCAATTTTCTTCTGTTGATTGAGTTTTTAGCAGACTTATCAAGCAATGTTCCAAACTCAACTGGTCTATTTGGTTCAAGGTCAACACCAATGGTTTCGCGATCTAGAGTTGCAGAATACACGCCTTTCATTTTATAATCGATAAGTCCAACAGGGAAACTCAAATCAGTTGATGTGAGCATCACACGATCAATATCGATATTCGCAACTGGTGGAGCATCTAGATTGAACGTTACACTGCCAGAACTATCAAAAACTGCCTTGTTTAGAACAAACATCAAATCTTGATTTTGATATGGCGTCCATGTCGTTGAGTTTTGTGATCGGAAGAATGATCCAGCATACGGCTGTTCTGAAATACGAACAGTAGATGTTGTACCAGTTCCAAGAACATCAGCACCAAGTTCAGCAATGAACAACTCATAATCTGGAGAGTCTGAGCCAACAAGGATTGCATACTCGCGATTTGGTTCTAGGAACACAGGATCGTCAAATGTAAACTTTGTGCTTGTTGTTGGATCATTTGTGCTTGGGAGAGATGATACCTTTACATCCTTTGCATTTACAGACTTAGATGCAAGATACTTCTTTGTTGGATATCCGTTTTCTACTTCTGCAATTCGAACAGTTACAGGAAGTTGTAGAGAGCCTCTTGTCAAAGTTACAGAATTCTTTTCATAAGTTGCAAGAGATGGCTTGCTCTTGAAGAAAAGATCAATAGAGGTACAGTATAGACCATAATCCTGCTTATTTGATTTTGGCTTTGGCACAAAGAATGTCTGCGCCATGCCATCGCCTAATGGGATTCTTGGAATTGTTGATGCTGTTGACCCAGTAACTGGAGGCTTTACTGGTGTTCCAGTTGCAGGTCTATCAGAAGGAGATGATGGAGCAACAGCGGAATTACCATCCGTTTCTGGTAGTGGTGATAATACAGGTGTTGTCTGAATACGCTGTGTCGTTTGTAGAATACCAGAAGCAGCATAAGTCGCAGCAGCACGCATTCCAAAATCTGGATCATTATAACGAACAGTGTCTGTTATCGTAAAGATACGATTTCCTGTTTTGAATTTGAATCCAGGGAACGATGGGATGTGAAATAATCCAGAGACTGCGCCATACTCATCGACAATTTGATTTCCGATAGAATATCGTGTTGTCGCGTCTGGTGTAAATGTTAGTGCACCTCCAAGACTTACGACTGTTGTATTTGCAACAGTAGAGGTGCCTACAATAGATCTTGACTCACCAACACCAGTTCCTGAACAGAAGTAAATCAAATTTCCATTGATTGTTCCACTATTGTCAAGGTTATTCAAGATAATTGTGGTAGAGTCAGAATTATTATTTGCAATCACACCAGATGAATGCTTATAAGAAAGCACTCTGCAATTTGCAGTAGAGGTGTTTTGAATACTTCTGATAAATGGAATTACACTTGTGTTCGTAGAATAGAATGATGTTCCAATATAACTTGTTGCATTTACAGCTGGGGCAGATGTATTTGACGCATTCCAAATATATGACGAACTAGAGTTTGCTTCAAATTCGCCATAAATTGGTTCAATTGCAATCATTCCTTGTGCATTGATATACTTCATGATTCCACGGAATGTTGCTCTATCATATCTCTGAGCTGAGTCAGATGTCTGATACACAATATCTCCTGGACTATATGAATTTGCAGCAACTGCAAGAGTACCAGCAACAGCAGCAATGTTTAGATTCAAATAATTTTGTTTCAAGTATACGATATTTGGACCAGATGTTGCTAGAACTGAGGCATATGAATTTGTGAGAAGAGAAATGACACCCTCTCCAGGATAAAATACATCAGCGGTCACAGTATCATTTATAGAAACAACATTAGCTCGAGCATATGCAATCTTTGTGTTTGCATTCGCAGCATAAACTTGAGCACCCTCATTGAACATACCAGATATATTTCTGAGAATTAGTTCGTCTGCAATACTGCTTTCGATGATGGCAACAAATGTATTACTTGTATAACTATCACCTTGATACAAATAGTCATTTTGAGTTATTGTTGTATTTGCGCCAGAAGAAACGCTTCTGCTGTCTGTATACTTGAGTGCCTTTTTGGCATCAATAACTACTTTATTTGATGACTGACAGAAACCATTTACTGCAACGTCATCGAAGAACATTCTTGCAGTTTTATAAGGCTTCATGTTGTAAGCCAAAAATTCAACTTCTCTCCCTCGGATATAAGGGATCAAATTTGTGTCGACGACAACTTTACCAGTCTGTGTTGTAATTGCCATATTTTTTCTCTATTTACTATTAGTCTCTATTCTCTATCATAATCATAGCGTTCAAGTTCTGCCTTTCCGCCACCACCGCCTGAATCAAGCGTGGCTGCACTATCTAGATTCAATGGAGGTAGAACTGTTGGAACAGATGATTCATAATTTGGCTCAGGTTGAATAATTGTTATTTCTGGTTCAATTGGAGCAGGTGCCCAATATGATTCATTGAACAATCCACCATTTGAGAATAAATTACCCGCACTAAAACCAGTTGCACCAAAGGTGAAATTTACGCCAAAATTGATTGGAGAAATTCTAAACCATGGGTCAAATTCGAATCCACCAAACTCTGGGTATGATGGGAGAATATTCAAATCTTCATTTGCAGGTTTTCTATCTCTGCCATCATCAATAATTGGTCTGAATGGATCTTCTGGTGCAATGATAATAATATCATCATTGCTTGTTGGAGGTGGTGGAAGGAATGGATTGGTGATGATAATGACATCACTATTTCCTGTTGGTGGAGGTAGAGTTGGTGGAGCAGGTGGCTCAATTACTTTCTCTCTGATTACAGTTTCTTTTTCAATAATCTTTTCTGGAACTGTGATAACTTCTGGTTTCAATGTTTCTGAAACCCAAGTATCTGTTTCTGGGGTGAGAACAATGCTTCCATTGAACTGCCCAAACAAGAATGGTTGAACAGAAACTGCCTTATCAGAAGCAAGACTTTGTACAATTGCTGGTTCTTCACTGTAATTCAAGCATACTGTTTTACGATTGAGTGCTGTATTCTCTCTATCGATTGTCTTTAGTCCCAAGGAGAAAACCTTCATTGCAGGAATCATGAATCCATTTTCAAGAGCAACATTGAAGTCTGGGCTCTTATAATCAACGATGTTGAAGTTGGTGAAATTCTCACCAACAATACCGTATTTCTCTTTCTCAGTGCCATCTTCATATTGAGTTTTATCTGCCATCGCAAGTTTTTCAACATTGTTCAGCGATGTGAAGAACTCAACTCTCTCAAGTCTTTTATCCATCGATGCAATATCACGCATCGTATAGCGACGATTTTCACGATACTTCATACGAACTTCACGAACATCTGCCACGTATGGTGGTAGATACATTGTATACAAAGTCATTGAATCATCAGTATCTGCGGGTGGTAATGGCTGCGCTGCAGCTTTACCCTTGATAACTCTGAACTCTTTATCTTTTGACAATACAAGTTTGTCGATACGAGGTAGATAATAATCATATGAGAGTTCAGATGTTTCATCAGGTGAAGGAATTTTAGGAATTGTATACCCACCTGATCCATCACCCAATGTTTGAGTTGCTCTGAAATCTAAACAATCTCTTAGATTATAAACTGTGCCTGTTGAAGATGTATAGATCGGAATGATTCCATTTGTATAGTGACTCTGTGGATATGAGTCTACTGAGAAGAACGTTGTCTTATCAGAAACCTCAGAGTAAATATGCTCATAATAATCCACATGAACCAATAGTTTTGCAATTGGTGAATCATATCCATCCTTCAAGATGATCTTGGCATGATCATAGCGATCATCTCTTTGACCATAATCGACATAGAAATTGTTCGTAATATCACGAACGTTATTTGCATCTGGATAATGTGTTGTATTTCCAGCAAGAATCTTATTGATCTTTACAACATCAGGAACAAACAAACTGATTGAATCGCCAGGGCGAACAGTATTGAACTGCGTGTTTCCTAAGAATACTAGTCCTTGCGCTGTGTTAATGTTTGCAACGGTTCCAAAATTCGAAACAGTAACTGTCACAGTACCATTTTCTGCTACAGGATATGTGAAGTTAGAAGAAGTTCCAGAGTAATCAGTATTACTATAGAAATTCTTAGTTCTAATTCTATCTTCTGCATCATTGACTTTCACAGAAACAATAATATCAACTGCAGTTATGTCTGCGATATTTGTCTTGACTTTCAAAGATGATGAAGAGACTTCTACGTTTGATGCAGTAAGTTGAATAACCTCACCGTTTGAGTAGATGGTATTTCCACCATTATTTCTTACAACAACGATTAAATTATCTTGAACAGATCCAGTTGATTGTGCCCATGGGATTGACTCATAACTTTCAAGACCATTTCCTTGAGAAATTGTAAACTCACCAACGGTAGAGTTATTGCTACGACCCAAAATAATCTTATTGTGCACATAGTCAACATTCTGAAGTGTTGATCGCTTTGCATATGTTCTTGGTAGTCTGAAAACTAATGCTTTCTTTTGTGTGTCTTCAAACGAAGTCTCGCCTGTTAGATATTTTGAATATCCAGAAACATTCATAGAAACGTTTGGCTTCACATCAGCAATATTAGAAGTCACATTACCAGAAATAACTGATTCTAATTGATCAATTTTGAAGTTCAGCTGAACAACTGTTGCAGCGTTGGCAACCGCACCGCCAATCTTAGCGCCATCATCGAACTCTCGATCGAACGTCGCCTTTTTAGTAGAACCATCATAATGAATGATTGTTCTACTTTGATTTACAACATTAGAAGAATATGTATTCTGTCTAAAGATTTGTAATGGAGCAGCAGTACCAGTTCCAATTATTGTTTGCGAGAATTCAGTATTGACTGTGAATCGATTATTTGGGTCATCGATTGATACAACCTCACGAACATCATCGCCGATACGAACAACATCACCAATTGCAATATTTGGAGAAGCGAATACGTTTGCGGTTGCACTGTTTGCGTTTACTGTGTATCCACCCTTATATACGTTGGCTTTTGATACGTTACCGATTGCAGTCAGTGATACTGGAAGAATCGTTACTGTTGCATTTACATAGGCGCTGCTTTTCTGAGAAAATTTATCGCTAAACGTGATTGATTTAGCATTATCAGAAGCACCACCGACCTTTGCAACGATTGGTTCTAAAGAGATATTTGACAAATACAGTTTGAACGCACCGTTTGAATCGAATTGAGTATTTGATGCAGCGCTGTATCTAACAAAGTTTCTAATTTCTGCTGAACCAATTTTTGTATTTTGATACGTTTGCGTATTTGCATTATAACCTAGACCGATATTCACTGATGATGTATCAACGCAGTGTAGATCAACCTTTTCTGATGCCAAGAAATTTGGGAAGCCAACAGAAGTTACTGTATTTCCGCGAAGTCCTGTGACAAATACATAATTGCCATATGAGATGTCGACGTCAACTTCAGAAAGCGATTTTACATCTGCTGCGCTACGAGGTTTGTCAACATTGACCTTCATTGTGCCAAGTGTTTCAAACTCGAATCCCTTTACATAAGCCTTTCCTGGTTCGATCGCAATTGTATATTGATCATCGTCTAGACCGTTGACAATTGATGCACGGAATGGCTTGACTGTGTAGTCGCCAGATTCATCGTATGTTCTGCGAGCAAGAGTTTTCTCGAGTTCAGCATAAACTGGATATTTGACTTGTTTGGTAATAAGACCATTCTCAACACGCATGAGTTCGAAGAACTTCGATTCGTCGACAACAGTATCAAGTGGTCGTGTTGTTAGAACTAAACTAAATTGATAGCGATCAGCACCAGGAGCTTGGTAATTGAAAGAAGACTGTGCTGGGTCTAAAAGCGTTGTGTCAATCTCACTGTCAACAATTTCTTCGTTGATCTCTAGACCAATTTTGACATTTGCAGAAGAAGAATATGCGTTTACAACAGCAGTTTGATCGAGAACTTTTACAAAGTATCCATCTGCATAAAAGACACCTTCGTTGATAGAAACCACGGTGCCGAGACCGCTGGTGTTTGTGGATAGTGTTCTTGCCTCAGTTATCTCGCCAGCAACTCTAACAGTATCTGCAAAGCCGAATTCATTTCCTGTCATGTAGCGAACCATAAGAGTTGGGTCGCCTTCAAGTGGGTAATAAGTTGCTAGAACCTTTGCTTGGACATTTCCAGAAGCATTTACAATGACGCGATTTTCAAAATCAGCAACATCAACATCAACCGTGTTATAGGTCTTTTCGAGTTTCACCCATTTGCAAGTATTGTCAAGTGTCATGTTTCCGCCGATAACTGGAGAGCCATCTTGGAAAACGTGATCACCAAATGCCTTGATTTGATTCTGCAAAATAGACTGAATCTGTGTAAGTTCACGAGCCTGAACAGCACGACCAGGCTTGAAGAGAATCTTCATGTAGTTATTATCTAATGCGTTCTCTTTGAAATCGTCGTAATATGGATCTATGTTGAATTCCATGAACTTTTACCTAAAATGACAGTACAATTTTTACTTGATCGATTTGATTATCTACACGAGTGATATTTGTTCTATTTTCCATGTATATCAAATCACCGCTAAATGGCTTTATCTCTGAGTTTGAGACCGATAGAATCGGAGTCGTAATTCCCGAGTTAGCACCACGCACTTGAGCCGCAACAGGAAACACCCCTGTGATGTTATTTATGTACAGATAATTATCCCCTGCGGACCAGTGAGCAACATTCGCTACTGCATTGGCTGCAGCTAATGAGGAACCGATAAACACTGTTTCTCCATTCACAAACTCTGCGACGGTCGGATCGCTGACAATGAGGCGAGTCGTAGCACGATAATTTGTTAGATTTGCATACCATGCACTATTTGCAATCAATGGATTTACAAGGAGACCGACTTGATTGAACTTGAAGTTCGTTGTAGAATCACTGATTGGAATCTTATTTCCATCTGTATCATCGTTCAATTCTACGCAAATCATTAGACTATGCGCACGAAGTTCTCTTGCAGGGTTCGACCCATGACCACCAGAAGGTCCGATTTGAATATCGAACACAGCATTTGATCGATCTACATATGCAGTTTGAGTGTTTGCCGCATGGATAAATGGAGTGTTTACTTGCAGGATTGTATTATTTACAATTGAAACGACATTTCTAGAGACACCATTTATCGTGACAATGTCATTCACAAATACATTACCGAGGAATCTTGTCGTACTTGCATTCGCCGTGTTTGCATTCACATAAGTTGAGCCATCAATATTGAATGTACCATTTAGAGTTGCAGGATCTAAACGATTTGCAAGAATATTGTTTGCTGTGATGGTTCCACGAGTGTAATTATTACCACCGATCTGAACCGTCACTGAGGTGATATTTCCGTTTGAGACGCGAGCCAGTAATCTTGCATCAGATCCATCGGTATTTGTCACAGAAAGGAAACTTCCTGTATTTGTATTTCCACCAGCTGAGTAGCCAGAGCCACCCCAAAGAACTCGTACAATATCGATTCTTCCATCTTTAGATCCAGCAACCACAGCGCTGTCTGTTACAACTGGCATCCATTGCTTCGTGAAGAACTTTTGCTTCAGACCAGGTGGAATCGTATACATATATTTCCAGCGATATCCATCTGATGTAACGATGAATGGATTCTCTGGAAGTTGTCCATCGATGTCGATCGTTGGTTCTACAGTAGAGATTGCATTATTGCCATTGAACAGGCATTTGAAAATTTGATCGCGATTATTGCGAACATAAAAAGTGTTTGCAACTTGAGGATAAGTATTATCTCGTCGTTGCACTGTCACGCTTGAATTTGAATATGCAGCATTGGCATTTAGAGAAATAACTTTATTACTTCTGACAGAAACGACCTCGCGAGCATCTTCGCCAACAATAACAACATTACCTGTTCCAACATTACCAACAAAGTTTGCAGTTATGCCAACGATAGTTTGACTATTTGAAAGTAGAGTTAGTGACTGACTTGAATTTGTATTCGAGAAAACACTATTCACAACGAGTGAGGTGTTATTCGTTACAGAAACAACGCTCTTTGTTGTATTATTGATTGAAATTGTATCGCCAGGAAACAAATACGAAGTAAATGTGGTGCTAGTGCCTACCACAACATTAGAGTTTGTTGTAATACCGACTGTGCCACTTAGAGTTGTATTCGCATTAGAATTTGCTGAGCCAAGATTATGATAATCAACATAAGAGAAAATCTCAATATGATCTTCATATGTGTCATACGTCGTTCCAGATGCCCAGTCGACTCTAGAAATAACTGGTTGCATATCTGACTCATAAATCTTCTTCATACCAACCATACTATAGTAGAATTCATTTTTACTATTAGTGGTATAAATTACATTCTCAACATTAGCTGGATCATTTCCTGTAAAGGAATTTGATCGACCGATTGTAATATATGCATTACAAACAGATGAGTTAGATAGATCGTCTTTGATTCTATCAATGAGAAAATTGCTAAAAAGAGGTGTTATGAGAGATTTCATTGATATTTCAATTTCCTGTTAGCGTTACAATACTAAATTTATGGCTAGTTGCAAGATTTGGAACAACATGATACACAGAAGAAGTCACATTTCCATAGAACCAAAGGTTGAGATCAATATAGTTGCTTATAATTGCATTTACTCTAGCGTTTTGAGATGTTGCTCTCTTCAAGTAAATTATATCATTGGTATTAGATGAATAAGGCGAGTCAACAGTCAAAACAGTCGCATTAGAGATATTTATTACTTGTCTAACCTGGTTTGCAACCATGATATAGTCATTGGCTACCAATTGCGTTGTGAATAAAGTTCCAGTACCAACAACAGTTGTATTAGTATCATACACAGTGACTGTTCCTGTTTGTGCTGTGTACACATTTGCAGTAGCAATATTCAATGAGACATTGTCTCCAACTACAACATACTCACTCAACACATTCGCATTTCCTGATATGACGAGGCGAGTGTTTGATAGAATTTCAAGGGCTTTACCACTTGAATATGTTTGAAAATCACTATTTACGACAAAATGCGTCGCATTTGTTACAGAGATAACTTCTCTAACTTCTCCACCAATTCGAATAATATTATTTACAGAAACAATCGGAGCATCAGGATTTGGATCCGAGTTTCCTGCATAAAGTCCATCATAACGAGAGTTTGGAAGAGCAATAACCTCGTTTCCAGTGGCGTTTGAAGCGCCAAGAATTCGAAGGAACATTGTATTACTTGTTGCTAAACCTTGTCCACGATAGATAAAGTCACCATATACTTGAAGTTGCGTATTGCTTACTACATTTGAAATGACTCTACTGATTGGAAGTCTGCCAACTGCAGCCTCATTATCGATGATCAATAGATCACCAACGTTTACTCTATTATTTGCATAATCAACGCTTGATGGGGCTGGAACAAACAAAGTAGAAGTGCCTACAACCACATTTGAGTATGAGTTTGCAACAGTAACTGTTCCAGCTCCAGCACCATCAGTTTTGTTCTTCGATAATATTGCAGTGACATTTGAAGAATGCTCAACTGCTCTTTCAATTTCTTGCTTAGAAATAGTCTTTGCAATCAACGACATACCTGCTGGATGAGCAATATTTTTGATTGTCGTTTCATAATCTACTAAATTTTTCTCTGATTCAACAACATAAGAGAAGTTATGATAGACCTTACTATCTTGAATAACTTTATCAGCACTAGTAAATCCATCAGTATTCAAATAGAATCCGTTGAACTCGATCAATCCATTAGCGAAGAAGGCTTTTGCTTTCGCAAGACCATTACCATACTTCATTGGGTTTGGAAGCCCATCAGCAATAACTTGAGATGCATATTGCTCTGGAGCTGGAACGTTCATTGAAAGATTAGAGTTGCAATAAACGCCATTTGCTGTGATCAAATCTGAAGTATTGCTGAATACTCCAGAATAATCATATAATCTAAGAACACCAGTGGTTGTGTTATACGACTTCACATTTGCTCTAAATGTTGCCGTTGCTAAACTGCTTCCCTGATAAGCATACTCAGTTTCGTAAAACACATTAGATTCTGGAACTGGATTGATAACAGTATCAAGAACCTTCATAGAAACGTTTGGTGTGGCAACATAATCATAGCCACGATAAATGAGGCGAATATCTTTTACGCGACCAATTGCAGAAGTGTTTACAATATTTTCAACGCCATCGCCAAATAGATATGCCGTTAGCACTGGCTCTGTTCCATCTAAACGCTGAATAGTATTTCCAGTTCCTGTTTTCTTGAATTCGCTATTTACAACCAGATATGTGTTATTTACTACGCTCACAACACGACGAATTTCATTATTGACTTTGATTAGGTGGCGAGTGTTCGCACCACTACTTCCAGCAAAAGATGTTCCTGTTCCGATAACTACGCGACTGCCAGTTGATACATTTACTGTTCCTGTCAAAGAAGTCAATGTCTGACTTGCTCGTGTCACAAAAACTTCTGGTCGTGCAAGATATCCTTCACCTCTATTTGTAATCTCAACAGATGTGATACGACCTCCTGCGCCGACAGTTTTTACTCGACCAGAACCACCATATCCACGACCATGAAATACAAAGGTGTCATTTACTGAATAATTCGATCCGCCATTTAGAATGCGAACATGCGAGATCAAACCAAGATCTTTGAATGTCTGCCAAGTTTGTCTCTTTAGAACTCGTTGATCATCATTTTCATAATCATATGCTGCTGATAATTGAGTATCGTAATGAGACTCAATTCCTAAAGTTGGCGATTGTCTAAATCCAGCACCACCATTGAGAACAGAAACAAGTGCAATTCCACCTGTATTCTCAGTCACAAAGTCTAAACATTGTATAAGTTTACTATCTGCATTTGCTGGAACATTATTGCTTGTCACTGAGTTTATAGTAAAGACCTTTCCGCTGCCACCTTCGTTGAGTGCGCGAAGCGTTTGACCCGAAAGAACTGTCTCAACAGTAAGTCCAGTTGCAACTTGAACATCGTATAACAAAAGACCGCCTGTGTTATTTGTTGGTCCACTCAATCCAAATATTGTATTATTAGGAGTTGCAACTTTACCTGTGAATTTTGCATCAATATAGTTTGTTCCATTTGCCCAGAAAAGTTCATTATTGATAAAATAATCGTCTTTATCTGTTTCTGTTACGTTCAATAGAACGTTTCTGTTGTTTAGAGTGAGTGCTTGCAAATTTGCAGCACTAATAAGACTGCTGCTTGTATAATCGATTACAGATCGATCATATGTGATGCTCTCAGAAAAATTCTTTTCGCTATTTGCATCAACAGTCTCATTTAGAACCACAACGCGCAAATCGGTGAAAGAGTTAGAGCGAGGATCATCGCCTGTGCTTCGGTAGACAATAACTTCTGTATTTGAATATAGACGATATCCATATCCAGGAAATCTGGTTGTGACGGATTCAATAGAACCAAGAGTTACATTACCGACAATTGCAACTGCGTCATTTGCTTCAACTGTAAGACCAAGACCACCAACAACAACGATTGGATCACCGATGTTATAATATAATCCACGACGACGCTGTGTTGGATCTGTTCTAATATTCGAATCAACTTTGATATTAGAGATTGTACCAACAATTCTTTCTAGAAACTCTCTTTCTTCACCTTGTTCATCGACATAAGTAATGCTAATTTTTTCGCCATTATTGAAATACTGCTTTACGTTTGAGACATAAATCTCAATAATTTCTTTTCCATTTGTTTTATCAATGGTTCGATTTGCAGTTTCAACAACACAAGTTGCACCTGATTCAGTTCCTGTTACAACTCTCTTATTCAGAAGTTGCACATTTACACTTTTGTTTGAATCACTAGACGTAATCTGAAATGCTTTTGGTTTTAGCCATTTACCATCCGATGCAATTAAAATTTCTTCTTTCGGGTAAACAACTTCAATATCTTCGGCAAATAATGCTTTGAATAACCACTTGAGCGATTCTTCGCTACCTTTTTTGCTATAAAACTCTCTTGCACTTTTCAAAATCTTTTCAGTGCTGAGTGCAGTTCTTTCTGGAAAATATGGTAATATTTCTTGTTTGAAGTATCGAATAAACTCAGATGGTGTGCTATCAATGTCACGATATGAATCAATATTCATAGCATGATAGATTGTATTGCCAGCAGTATTAGAAACACCGTCTGGATTATTTGTTTCTAGCCATTGATAATACAACTCAATGAAACGCTGAAACTTTGGGTGATCTGCTCTGATAAAATCAGGTAACTGTGTTTGAACCAGCGCAGATATTGTTTTTTCTGTCACAGACATAATTAGCCCACAACTGGTGTGATGACTGTTGTTACGCTTCCAGGATCAGATAGATCCATAGTCACAATTTTATTTTGTGACGATGAGAATACTTTTCTTGCTGGTATTGCATGAACGACTAGAGTTCCAAACGGATCAGATACAGAAACAGGTTGGAAATTGTTGATTTTCACAATACCTGTTTTATAATCAATGACACCGATATTTGCATCAATTGTTTTCTTTACTGGAGAAACTTCGTCAAAGTAATAGCTCTTTAGACGACCAGTTCTTCCCTGAAGGTTTACATCAAGTAGAGCGCCAATTCCACCACCACCAACAACTCTTGCGCTTGCTGATGTATAATCAGAACCAGTATTTGTGACCACAATTTTCTTTATTTGTCCATTTACAATCAGTGCTTCAGCTGTTGCGCCTTGTCCATCACCTTCGATGATTACTTCAGGTGTTGTTGTATACCCACTACCTGGAGCAAGAACAGAAATGTCATCAACTCCAGTGTATGATTGGATAACTTCTTCGATATAGCAATCTCTCAAGACACCAGTATCATCATAGTATTTGAATGATGGAGCAATTTGTATATGATCACTCGCTGTTCCTTGGATCAGTTCAGTATTGAAATCAAGTGTATAAGATAGACGTTTCGTGCTATCAGCAAAGAAACGTTTCTCGAGAGAGATGAAGATATCATTGCTGACAATTGAATTGTCGCAGTCATCAACAGCTCTAGAAATCTGAGAAACTCTAAAGATAGAATTGAAACTGTTTAGATTTGTTGATGCAAAACCGCGAATTGCAGCAATAACTGCAGCGTTGACCTCAGAAGAAGTTTTATTGGTTTTTGTTGGATCATACCAAACTTCAGCGCGCACATTCACATAGTTATAATCAGCTGGAACATATTCTGGTGTCACAGTAAGAACACTGAATGGCTTTAGAATATTTGTTTTGACATGTTCAATTTCAGTTGCAGTAATCTCATATCCACCAAGTGGCTTTGCTGAGAAGAATACCTTTCCATATACAGGAGGATTCACTTCCTCACCACCCCATACATTGACTGCATCAAAATATGGATAATCGCGATTGATCAATGCAATATAATCGTTCTTTGTTACAGCACGATTTTGAGAAATGTATGCCTTTGGAGCAGTAAAGCGAATCTTATCGATAGTTTCTGCTGCGGCTCCAGAAGATGATTCATTTACAAGAGTTATTGCAGTTGATGTATTTCCTGCCAGTAGTGTGTCTAAAAGTTTAAAAGTTCTTAATCCATTTGCATTCACACCACTAGTAACAATATATGATAAAACTACAATGTTTCCATCAGTGAGTTGTTTTCCAATTACACCATCACCAAAATAGATTTGATACTTGCCGTTCTTATTTTCCTCAAGATAAAAGACTCGAGCATCACTATCAACATTTGTTGCATCTTCTGAGAGAATATATGTTTCTTGATTTGCATTTTCTGCTGATACTTGCACTGAAACTTGTAGTGTAGAAGTGTCGATGTTTGAATCAGGGATTTCGAAATATTGTTTTGGATTCGTTTGAGCGTCGTATGTGAAAGTAAAACCAGTTGGTTGTCCTTCCTTTAATTCCAAGTTTTCAAGTTCAAATAATCCTGTCGAAGAATTTTTAGTTGCAACTCTACTTGATGGCGTCACAAAAATATAATTTGCACCATCTTTTGTCTCAGAAACAAAACGAGTAAATCTAGGAATTAGAACTCTAGAGTTTGAATCATTCGGAACTGGAGTGATCAACAAATCAACTGCAGCGCGAGCAGCAACTCTAGAGCGAGGAGTATATCCAAGAAGTTTAGCATGAGACACAACAGACTGACGAGTGAGTGCAGTATCAATAAACATCTCATTAGCAACCATATTCAAATAATATCCCATATAATGAGTATTATATGAAAGAAGATCAAGAAGCACAGACATGCCTGATCCTTCAAAATTATAATCGCTGAACTCTGACTGTGACTTTAGATATTGCTTTAGATTATCTCGAATTTTATCAAAGTCTAGTTCTGCGACTTTGAGTTTTGCATCTGAATTGGCCATTTAGCGTACTCGTTCTAAAAAGAATGTTACAGTTATAGGTTCAATTGTATTACGAACAAAGAAAGATAATGTTATATCATATCGATCTTCGTCGTAATTTGGAGCCGCAGTAATTTCTTGAATCTCAATTCTTGGCTCATAGTTCTTTAGAGTTTGAAAGATTGCATCTTGGATCAACGAAGTTGTGATATTGTCAATTGGCTCAAATAGAAACTTTCTTAGGTTTGATCCAAGTTCTGGTTTGAATGGTCTTTCATAGTGACCTGTGAGAAGAAGGTTTCGAATTGATTGTGCAATCGCGTTCTCGTTGAGTTTCTTCGAAATATCTTTCGTCACAGGGTGAGCCGTGAAGTCTAGATCAAAATCGGAGAATTTTCTAGCGATTAATGACATTCTTTTCTGCAACTCGTGGAATTATGTATTATTTATGCTGGATCTGGGAGTTCGCCAGTCACTCCAGGATATGGATCGGTGTAGCTGGATTCTAAATTTGTTGTAACGCCAGTTTGCAAACTAACCGAAACATCTAAACTGATTGAGGTTGGAACTCCGACTAGTTTTAAAAATTTACAAAAATCAAACGTAAACCACTGGAACAATGCTCCCAAGCCGATTAGTTTAAAAAATTTGTTGATTTTAGCCATATACTTCTTAAGAAGATACATTGGCCACTGCTCTGCAAAGTTCTGTAGAGCCTCGACATATCGATGTATCTTCTCTTCAAGGCTAATGACAAAGTCCTTTATCTCTCCACCGATTATCGAGGCAAGACTAAATCCGAATACAGATATACTCTCTATTGCAGATATAATCTGCTTTCGAATTTCATTTTTCAGTTTGGCTGGAGCATTCTTCAAACTCTCCACCAAAGAGGCGATTTTTGCTTCTATAATTGCTCCAATATCTAGTGTGAGGAGAGCAGGAAGGCTAGGAAGCCCAAGAGTGTCCCATATGGTTTTGAACTTACTGATTAATCCACCGATCGCTCCATGTATTAAAGCCATTGCTCCATTTTGGAGTTTCGCCATAATATAAGAAAAGATAATCTCTGCTCTGATCGCGATAGAGTTTACTCCATATCGAACACCATCATAGAATTGATAAACTTCAGGAAGTATTCCGAAAAGAGAATCAACCTGTTCTGCAATCTGAGCCTTCAGTGAAGCCCGATAGGATGGGCTTGCGAATAACTGGACAATGTCAATCGAGATTCCCAAGACAGGAATAGAGAATGATACTGGAAGAACCGAATTGATGATTTCAAGAAGTTTAGCCTGAACATAAAGATGAAACTCTTGACACAACGCAGTTATTCTTCTCTCCCACTCTTTATCAGGAATGCTCACACCCTTATAGACGGGTTTAGATAGAGAAATGGGAAAATTGCCAAGAACCTTTTCTAAAGACGCAATCACCGACTTGACGCTTTCGATTGCGCTTTCTATGGGAGCAATTCTTTTCAATAGTTCTTGTCTAACCTCGTCTCTAATTTCTTCTGCAAGCTGCCGTTTAATTCTTTCTACTTCTACAGTTAACTGTGATGGTAAATTAGCAATTTGAACAAACAGACTTGTGAGAGCTGCTTTGGTTGGCAGCAAAGTTCCATCACATGGCACAGATATAGCAATAGACATCAGGCAGATCCACTAGAATTGCTTGAAGTTCTTTGAGCAGTGATTTGAACTTCTTCTAAAGTTTCTGTTTTAGGGAATATTCTTTTACCGATAGTTGTTGTAATAGCTGCAGCTGATTTTAAAGTTTTATCGATATCAGCCTGCAATTGAGAATCGACATTGAAATCGATATTCTTCGCAGCTGCTTTTATAGCAACATCATCGATCTTGGCATAAAGTGTATTCTTCAGATTATCTTTAAATCCTAGAATCTCACCTTTCTTCTCATTAATGCTTGCTTCGAAATTTGCGACCTTTTGCGTCAATTCTCCCAGAGGAGACTTGCCAATCAAATCTTGACCGAGGCTATTTGCAGCATCATTAAGTTTATTGAATACATTGCTGACTGTAGATGTGATACCCTCAAGAGCCTTACCAATTGATAAGCCTTCTGTAGGAATTTTCTGCGCAGTAATCGTGACTTCTTCCAAACTAGGTACAGAATTTGATGATGCCAATTCTGCATTTGTATTTGCGGCAATCGCTGCATCTTCAGCTGATGCTGCAGATCCACCACCTGTGAGTCCAGCACCAGAAGCAGACGTTGCAGATCCAGATTGCATATTAATTTGTGCTGCTGGAATATCAACAACATCACCCTGCAGCGCTGCTGTCTCACCCTTGAGACTGAGTTTCTTATTCGCAGTTAGATTTGCAACACCGAGAGCATTAATGTTCATATCTGAGGTTGATTCAGTAAAGTTCTTTTTGCTCTTAATTCGAACATCACCAGTTACTGAAAGATTATAGTTTCCAGCGACTTCGATATTCATGTTTCCACCGACTTTTAAATTACAATCTCCACCTACTGTCACAGAACACTTGCCATCGATATAAACATAATCCGAACCCATCACTACAGTGTAGTGATCTTTCTGTATTCGCTCAACTCTGTTTCCGTTTGTGTCTACTTCAATATAAGAACCATTTCTATGAGCCCAGTGTATACGCTCTTTTCCTGGAGTATCATCAAATTCTAATGCGTGACCTGATTCTGTTTCGAGCGCATTATTATATGGATACTTCGGTGCATATGCAGGATTTGGTTCGCTCCAAGATACGCCACCAGCAGATTGAATATTCTTTTTCTGGTTTTTCTTTCTTGTTGCGATCACAGTACCATCTGACTTACCACGAGCCAATCGATTTACGGTTGGCTCTTTTATGTACTTGTTTTTTGGATATTGTTCTGCTGAATCGTCTGGCTTTTTAGGGCGAACGCTGAGTGTTGTTCCAGGATCGCTAAATCCTTTTTGATAGTTTGGTTTCTTGTCTGGCTTTCCTGGCAAAACCCCCATAATTGCTGGGTTCTGCGCACTATCACCGTCAATAAAAAACCCAAAAACCATATCACCTTCTTTTGGCGTATAACTATTTGGATTGTTTACTGGAATTACAGGATGTGCCCAAGGAAGCGTATCAGTTGGGATTTTGATTTTATCTTCCGTGTGCCAACCAAAGCAACGCACGCGGACACGACCAAGCTGCTCTGGATCATTGCGATCTTCTACGATCCCAATCCACCAGATAAATCCCTCAAGTCCGATAAAATTTTTCTTTGCTCCTGGCATCACTTACCCTTCTTTGATAATCTATTCAAGCCTTCTTTTGCGCCTGGAACTTCTTCAGCATAAGAATCAGATACTAATTCTGCAATTGATTCAAACATATCTTCTGTAAATTTATGATTCACAGAAGTGACTAGATATTTACCAGTTCTCTTTTTATCTAATTTTTTACTTGATTGATTTGCGGACTCGAACATTGGAAATTCGTAATTCACAACGTCACCAGCCTTGAGTTCAATATCTCCAGGAATTATAACTTTGATTTTGAAATGATTGAGCATAACCATATGCATTGCTCTTGGCAACAACCAATACTTTACGTCGTTACTCTTTTCTGACACTGTGTCATTGATTGAAAGATATGTTCTAAAAAATGATTCTTTAGAATCAAAAAGCGTTTGATCTTTAGCATTCTTGAATGTGTTCACAGGTTTGAATTTGTTTATCAAATTACCTTGGGATTCTGCAATGTTTAGATTGTAATCTGCAAAATCATAACTCTGATTGAATAGATCAACCAACATAAGTCTTGAAGAAAATGCTCCATTAGAGATCGATGTGAGCATATCAAAATCATTTAGAATATCTAGATTATCGATAGAGTCTTTATTATTAGCAGGATCTCTCTCTGAATTCTTGATTTCATATCTCAATGTCTTATACGGTTTTTGTTTGATAAGAGTTTGAAGAGAAGTCAAATTGAAACCATTCTTATTTTCGAAAAAGAAATAACAGAACTTCTTTTGATCATATCCTCTTGCTGTCGCCCATTGAATGGCTTCAAGTGGACGATAATTTGGAATAATAAAATCGAAATTTCCAGAAGTATCTTCCAGCGATGCAATTCTAGTCGCATCAACCTTGAGTTCTTGAGTTAGGATGTCAGAAACAACATTCTTGATTTTTGTTGATTTATACGCCTTACTTACAAGCAATTGCTGAGACGTGATCATCTCATCTGAGCAAAAATGCAATTTATATGTTTGTCCAGAATCTGTGCTGGGAGAACGAGATGATGTTTTGAAAATTCTAAATGTTCTTTCGAACGGTCTAGACAATCCTGGCTTATCAACGCTGACTCTCAGATACTCGTTACCAACAAGATAAAAGTTGCTGAATACATCGTTACCATCATTGATCAAAATCTCTCCATACATAACACTTGCATATATGTCTTGAAAAATTTGCATTTCAACATATATCTGTCTCAGATCAAGGCTTTGTCCACCTGAGTTGATAAGTTCCAAGGAATTGAATTTGAAATCCTTAGAACCAAATACTCCATCTGATGAATTGTTCAGATATTCTTCAGCCATTTGTCATCAATTGCCTAAATTCATTCTCAACTCTATCAAGATAGATTGGATCAAGGAGTCTAATTTTTCTTCTCTTTTCGTTTTCTTCTTGTTCATAAGTATAGATAGAAACTGCTTTATTCTTTTTCAAAATTGTTACAGTATATGTCGGATATGTGGCTGTCTCACTAGAAATGATCAAAGAAGAATCTGCTTCCGTTGGAAGAGAGACAGTTTGATTAGCGATCGCATTTGTTGTATAATTTACAGAGTATTCACTGATTCTAGAAGATTCGATTGTCTCATTTAGAATAACACCAGCATACGCGGAAGTAGTTTTGATTTCTCTTTCATAATGATGAACAGTTGTTTGTGTTTCTTGTAGAGTCATAGAATACTTATTTTGAATATACTTATCTAACACTGCTACGCGCAATGGCCAATCATAGTGTGGATTTATTATGTTATTGAACAATAGAATAATCCAACTTCTATATGGATCGCCATATGCTTTGTGCGCTAAAGTGTCAGGTGTATCTTCATCAACAATTAGATACTCATAAGAGAGTTCTACATTATTCGCAACTTCTTTGAGGAAGTTATTTCTTGCAAAAATGTTTGTTACTACATTGACATTGATTGTGTTTTTGTCAAAGGTATATAATGTTTTTGGGAATGACTCGAAATACTTCATTAGTAACCTTCGTCGATAAGTTTCTTGTGCATAATTTCGACTTCTTTGAATCGAAGCTGCATGCTAATTTCCACTGGCATACCATCTTTGAATGCAGTCCATTGGCCAGCACTTCCATAGTTTACGTCGATACCTTGCAATACGCAAGTTGATAATCTAGGCAAATTTGTGTTTCTATATGGACCTACCATAAATTCAATATCAAATTCTGATGGTGGGATAAAGTATCTTCCACGACCATTAGATGGGATTTCTGGAGCAGCGAAGAATCTAAATTTCTTTATAATCTCTCGAATAGCCTCTGCTTCTTTTGCGTTTCTTGGAGCAAACTTGAAATCAAACAAAAATTCTCTATTTTGAATATTCTTGAACAATAATTCAACCTGAGGATTCAATGCCAACCCAGCAGAGAATAATAAAACATCCGTTATGCCTGCACCAAAATTCCCAGTTTTCTCAGCAATTAAACCTGCAGCCTCAGCACCAGTTCCAGTTCCTCGTGTCGCGCCCAATCCTGCCATAACTGAACTTTCAGTTCCACCTAAAATATCACTGCCAACTTGAGCTCCCAAACCAGCCTTACCTAATGCCTGCGTCAAACTCACTTGATCGTAATCATTCACCAATTGTTGAGTTACTGTATCTGGCATATAAAGAGAGATGGTCGCTGCAGCGCGACGAGTTTTACGAGTTAGGTCGATCCCAGAAACAATAAAAGCGGAAGCCGCAATACCAATACCAGAAGAAATTGTACTGCCTGCAAGTTCACCTGCAAATCTTCCCAAGTCTTTAGGAGAACCAAGAGCAGCGGTTACAGCCTCTCCTGCATTATTGATGACACCTTCAGCGGCTATGATAGTTGTGAGACCTGCAGTTGTTCTTGATGCAGCATCATCTCCGAGAGCATTTGATGATCCAGCTCCCAACCCAGCTCTGCGGTTCGTGTCAGCGAAAGATGCTACGTTCTGAGTTTTCACTGAATATTCAGATTTGTTCTGAATCATCGGAATAAACTTGATCCAATGAAGATGTCGTTCGGTGTTTCCTACGCTCAATGGAAATCGAAGGTCGTCAAATTTGAATGGATTTTTGACCAGGCTTTTATTTACTCCTGTGGGTGAATTGCTCAATGTAGGCTGAGCGTTTCGTTTTGCATCTGCAGGAGTAGATTGTTGATTTGCCATTTAGAGACCCTATAAATACTTGATGGCTTACAGCGGTAAATTTAGTCCGAAAAATACCAATAAATATTTAGGTGACCCCACGAACATATGGTATCGATCATTATGGGAACGCCGAGTAATGGTGCACTTGGACGATAATCCAAGTGTGATCGAATGGTCAAACGAGGAAATAATCATACCTTATTTATCGCCTATTGACAATAGTTGGCATCGATATTTTCCTGACTTTTTCGTTCGAGTTCGAAATAAGACAGGTATATCAGAGGCGATGATTCTAGAAGTAAAACCAAAGAGTCAGTCCGTTCCTCCTCAAAAGAAAACTAAAATAACTCGAAGTTACATCAAAGAAGTTGTGACATGGGGCGTGAATGAGGCAAAGTGGAAAGCTGCAGTTGAGTATTGTAAAGATCGAAACTGGAAATTTAGAGTTATTACTGAGGACGATTTAGGAATCTAATGGCAACATCTCTTATCGATAAGGTCAACGCTCAACTTGCTGCTTCTGGAATCAAACCAAGAACTTCAGCAGCACAGGCTTGGCTCAGAGATCGTGTTTCGGCTCTTCGAATGCCATCAAACAGATCAAATATCCTCAATGACGCTAAAAGAATCTCAGCGAAAGCATTTGTTGGTAGAATGTATTTCTATCACTATGATCCAAAACTCAAAGATATTCTTCCTGTGTATGATAAATTTCCACTTGTAATTCCGATGGAAATGTACTCAGATGGATTTCTTGGCATGAACCTTCATTATTTGGATCCAGGAAGTCGTTTGGCTCTCTTAGACAGACTATATGATTTCGTAAACAACGATAAATATGACGATACGACTCGATTCAATCTTTCTTATGCTTTGTTGGCTTCCTCTAGAAGATATAAATTGTTCGAGCCTTGTATCAAGAGATATCTGCTGAGTCACATTCGTTCCTCTTTGATCTATATCGAGCCTGACAACTGGGAAACAGCGATATTCTTACCTACCGAAAAGATGGTGTATAAAAAGTAATGTTCAAGGTCTCAGACTTTCTAAATCACTTCGACAAACATAATGATTTTGCAAGAGCAGCGAAATTTGAAGTTCGCATCGCTCCTCCAACTGGAATTGCGGACCTTGCAACATACGATCTTCGCTTCCAATGCGAGACCACTGAACTCCCTTCATATAGTGTAAACGCGATTGATAACAGATACTACGGAGTTCCTGAGCCAATTGCAGCCAGTCCTGTTGCCTTTGGTGATATCACTCTCAATTTTATCTGCGCTGGTGACATGTGGGAAAAGAAACTATTTGATCGCTGGATGAACGGAGTTATTCCGATCAATAACTACAACCCTCGTTATAAAGATGAGTATATATCCTCTCAGATCGAGATCTGCCAGTTTGATGGTGTAGCGACAAGCGATAACATATCATCTCAAACTTCTAAAAAAATATACTCTGCAGTCTTATTCTCTGCATTTCCAATATCCGTTGGAACTCTTGCGCTCAATTGGGCTGGTGATGATATTCATCGTCTTCCAGTCACATTCAGATATGATTATTGGCTTCCAGGGAACTTCAACACGGCACTTCCTGCCTCTGAGCAGCCAAGACAATCACAAAACAGACCAAATGGTTCTACGCCACCAACAGCAGTAGGAAATAGAGGACAAGAGCGTACAATGCCACCAGTAGTGGCACCAGTAGTAAAACCAAAACCAGTAAAAGGTGGTGGTGGTGGATTTGCTGGTGGTGGTGCAACTGGAAGTTGGTAAACTAAACTATGGAGTAAATTATGCCTTTACCTAAAATTGAACATCCAATTCATGAAGTGTATTTGAAATCCTTAGATAAGAAAGTTCGATACAGACCATTTCTTGTCAAAGAAGAAAAACTTCTACTCATGGCAAAAGAATCAGAGGATCTACAAGACATTCTAAAAACAATCAAGCAGATCATTTCAAATTGCTGCTTAGATGATATCGATGTTGAGTCTCTTCCAATCTTCGATGTTGAGATGTTTTTCATACATCTAAGAATCAATTCTGTTGGTGAAACCTCTGATCTAATGTATACATGCGCACATGTTGTCAATGAAGAACCATGCAACCATGTTGTAGAATTTTCTCTTGATCTGAAGAACATCAAGTATAGATTCAGTGAACAGCATAATAAGATTATTGCATTGAATAAGGATATTGGTGTTTGTATGAGATATCCTTCATTGACTTTACCTCAATCTTTACTTGATGATAAGTTTCAAGATGGTGGATATGAAATTATATCAGAGTACCTAGATTACATCTATGATGAGAATCAAACTTATAAAAAAGAAGATATTAGCAAAGAAGAACTAGCTGCATTTTTCGATGATTTATCTCTTGAGCATGTAAAAGCAATAAAACAATTTTTTGTCAGCGCACCATCGGTTGTACTAGAACAAGACATAACATGCCCAAAGTGTAATAATAATCATAATATGGTTTTGGAGGGCGTTCTAAATTTTTTCGAATGACGCTTGGTTATGATAGTCTGAAAAATTACTACGCAACGAATTTTACATTGATGCAACACCACAAATATTCGTTGTCAGAATTAGATAATCTAATTCCCTGGGAAAAACAGATTTATGTGAAACTCTTAGAAAATCATGTGAAGGAACAAAACGAAAAACTCAAATTGGTACAGGCTCAAAGAAGTAGATGAAAAGTAATATCTCAGACAAAGACATAAAAAAACTTCGAGAACAATTACGAGAACTCGAAGGAAAGACTTCTCAGAAGAGTGCGAATCTTCTAGAGGAAGCAATTCGTTCTGAGACTGAGGGGCTTGGTCTTGTTTCAACTCTAAGAAAACAAAGAGAGATTCAAGAGCAGTGGCAAATTGCAACTGAAAAGACCACAGGATTTTTGAGTGGATTTCTAGAAGGCTTTGTTGGGGAAAAGGCAGGTAGAGCACTTTCTCTCAAATATGCAAGAGCAAGCGACGAAGAAGTGAAAAAGGCTCGTGACTTTTTCGATAAGTTCAAGAAATCTGGCGAGAAACAAGAAAAAGTTTCTGCTAAAAAGAATGAAAGAGTTTCAAAAGATTTCAAATCTATAAAGAAGATTGTAGTAGGCATACAAAAAGATATTCAAACGATTCGAAAGGCTATGACTGGAAAGTCTTCACCAGATGTAAAATCCGCTCAGTATTATTTCGATGAGAGAATGGCTGGTGGTGGAAGATATAAAGATCGCGAAACAAATAAAATCGTAAGCAAAGATGTTGCACTCAAAGGCAGAACTGAGAATCTAACAAAGGCTATTATGGCTGATGAAGATCCAATGATTCGTCTTGCAGATACAGTTGATTCTATTTGGAAGAGTCTTGGACCATCAACCAAAGCACAGAAAACTGTTCATGAACGACTTGATGAACTGGAGGATGATATCGAAGCTGCTGACGATAGTAGTTGGCTTGATCTCTTGGGTGGAGGCGGTGGTCGTCGCGGAAGAAGAGGTCGTCGTGGTGGTCGTCGTGGTGGCATGGGTCGTCGTGGTGGCATGGGTCGTGGTGGCGGTATGCGTGGTCTTGGAATGGGTGGACTACTTGCTGGTGCTGCAGGTGGTTACTTGGCATACTCTGCTGTTGATTCATTTAGAGATCCGAATCTAGAACAGTATAATCCAGATTTTCTAAAAGAACAGGCGATCATGGCTCGTGAGGGTGGAGATGCTGGTGCTACATCAGCAATTCAAAATCAGATTACAGCACAAAAGACAGATATAAAACTTCAAGCAGGAGCCAGTGCAGCTGGTGTTGCTGGAGCAGTTGGTGGCGCCGTTGCAGTCAAGAAGATAGCACAAACTGCTGTTGTGAAAGCAACAAAATCAAAAGTCTGGGATCTTTTTGTGAAGTTTGTTGCAAAAAAATCACCATCTCTATTTGCTAAAATTGGAGCACGACTTGCCCTTGCTGGTGGTCTTGCAACTGTTCCAATTTTAGGTTGGGTGAGCGCAGCTATAACTGTTGTTGGTAGTGTTTGGCTGGCATGGGATCTCTATCAATTATGGAATGAATTTTCAGCATTGAGTGATGCAGAGAAAGAGCTCTATGATGATAAAGTTATGAAGCAAGCAGAACAACAAAGTTCAGCGACAGCAGCAAAAACCCCAACAACATCAACACCTGCAGCAGGTCAAGTTGGGGCTGCTCCGAAGGCACCAGCAACACCATCATTATTTGAAAGTGCATCAATCAATGTTGGATCTGCGGTTTCAGGTGCTATTGCAAGTGCTAAAAGTTTCTTTGGTGGCGGACCATCAGGAAATGATCTGGCAAAGTATGTTAGATTGAAAGACAGCAGTGTAAATTTGAATGGGTTAAATCCTCAACTCAAAGAAAGATTTGCAGCACTTGCAAAAGAATATAATGAAAAGACAGGACAAAAGATTCAAGTAAACTCAGGATATCGTAGTTCAGAAGAACAAGCAGCTCTATATGCTAAAATTGGTCCACCTAATGCCGCACCTCCAGGAAGAAGTCGTCATGAGAGTGGATTAGCAATTGACATCAATTCAACTGATGCAAATAAAGCAATTGAACTTGGATTGATGGCAAAGTATGGATTTGTTCGTCCAGTTCGTGGAGAGACGTGGCATGTTGAACCGATTGAGTCTGCAAAACGTGGACCAACACCAGATAATCCATACAAACCAGGTGCTCCTGTTGCAGTGGCGAATAATGGCAAAGTTGCTTCACCAGAAACTGGATCGAAACCACCAGCAAGTGTGGCACCACAGAGTGCAGCACCACAGAGTGCGGCACAAAGTTCTGGTTCTTCAATGGTTGCATCTTCTGCAGAACCAACACAATCAATTTCTACACAGAGTGCGGCACAAAGTTCTAGTTCTTCAATGGTTGCATCTTCTGCAGAACCAACACAATCAATTTCTACGGAAACAAGCAGTTCATATGCAAACAGCAGCGCGCCTGCATCAACAATTACACCAATTCAAAGTGATCTTGGTGCTTCTGTGCAGCAACAAAGCAGTCAATTGGCATCAAATCAAATGACTGCTCAAGCACCTCAGGCGCCAGTTGTTGTGAATAACACTACACAGACATCTGCGAATCCATCGGCTGCACCAAAACAAAATATACCAAAAGCGAACGCAAGAACTGCAGATAGTTCATTCACTCGAGCATTGGCTAGAGACTTTTCTCACCCAACAGCATTTACAACTGTCACGCTGATATAAAAAAGGGGGACCGAAGTCCCCCTGAAAACATCTACGGTTTTCTAATAGAAATTACTCAGCAGCAAGTTTCTCGAAGAATGCCATATCGTCATCATCGACGGTGACATTTTCCGCAGTGACTTTCTTGGCAGGAGCAGAGCGAATGACAGGAGCATCAGCAATTGCATCATCAATCTGCTTTGCAACTGATGCAGCAGCACCACCAGCACCAAGAACCTTGTTCAACTTTGCCTTCAGTTCGTCATAGGACTTGAAGTTATCAGCCTTCAAGAAATCCTTGAGCGAATGCGCTGACTTCCAGACCTGCTCAATCTTCGCATCGTCGCCATTGAACAACGCAGCAGGAGTTTCAAACTCCGACTTGTCGTAGTTACGATAACCTTCGACATTACGAATCTTGACCTTGAAGTTTGCACCCTTCCAGAAATCAAACGGATTCATTGGAGTCTCATCAGCAAACTGCGGCTCAAGTTGTTCCTTGATCTTGTCGAAAATCTTCTTTCCGAATTTGAACAAGAACACCTTACCTTCATTTTGCGGACGCTTTGCGTCAGAGATCACAAGAATGTTTGCAATGTAGGTCAACTTGCGCTTCTGCTTACG